AATACTCGGCTGTCCCAACAAGTTGAACACCTAATAACCGTCCATCTCTGATTAGGTAATTAGCTTTCCGAGTGAAGAGATCGCAGACAAAGCAGCGCCAGCCGTTGAAAGGGCAGGTATGCCGCTGGAAGCTACAACTATAACAACATACCTTCATCATTATCGACTCCTGCAACATTATTAGCAATAGCAGTGCGAGCAGTGCGATTACGCGCAATCAGATCTTTCTGACGTGCGCGAGCAGCTGCATATCGCCCTGCAACACGAGTCGTACCTCCTCCAACGCGACCCATCGCATTCAATGCAATGTTGATTGCATCATTCTGACGTGCTGGCACCTCAGAATCCAACGCAGACACAGACGCGTGCGTCTGTGCACTAGCAGCGCCAGCGAGCGACGTGACGTTGTACGTAGAAGCGGGTGTCGCTTGCGAAATAGATGTAGATCGAGGAATACATTCATAATGAACGACATTCTCGATAGAAACTGGAGTGGACGCCGCAGCGCCAACACCACTGACAACGACAAGAATCATTCCCCATTGGGCGCCAATGTTCCATTCACTAGATGTCGAAGACCCCCAGATAACGCTATCGGTATCGAGATAGCGTTGAGCAGTACAATCGAGAGGTCGATTGACAACTACAAGACCCTCACCAGTTAATCGACCAATAGGGTATCGTTTATACCCGGGAGTCGCTTGCATTTGGCTCAGGTTAACGGGCGCGTTCCAAGTCGTCTGGGCCAATGTCGACATGGTAAACACTGCGACATGCACAAACCCGATCGCAGTAACTGGGCTTAAACCAGAAGTAATGCGAACAGCATGTGCGACAGGACGAAACAGTTCAAAATCGCTTCGCAGCTGCGCTAGCTTGCTCGAATCGACCGACTGTCCGTAACTAGCGCCCCACGTCCACGACGTAGCGGACGCAGGAGAGCTCCCAAAAAATGTTTTCGCGAGCACTGGATTAACGCCAATAGCACGGCAAGTCTCAGCGGCAGCACAATCGACATCAAAAATGTCCTGAGCCTTAAAAGGCGTGCTGGGCTGAGAATTGGCATCAGGAATCTTGACGCCATCCACGTTACTGTCGAACGGGTTGGCTTGGCTCAAGATGTACTTGTCGCCGTCCTTCGTCCCAGACATAGGCGCAGAAGACGCAGCAGCTCGATTAGGCATTCGCGTACTGCGTCGACGACTGCGGGAAGCGGGCGCGGCGCGTTTATATGAACGTCTACGTGGATACGCAGATTGCGTATACGACGAACGACGGCGTGGCGTATAACGTTTACGTGAACGATAACGTGAGTACGCCATCTTTTAATGAATGAAAGTTTCAAATTTTCATTTAAGCAAGTTCAATGTTGCACTTGAACTTGCGAAGTGCACGTTGCACATGCACTATTATATATGGGCAAGTTGCACAAGTGCAATATTGCCTTATGTGCAGATGTTTGCACATTGCACATAGCCTTCCTAGGTAATACTAGAGGGCAGTGTTGTGCAACCCTGCCCTCTGCTAGGAAGGCTTAAGCCAAGCGAGTCTTTGGCCGGAGGCTCTTGGCTTCTGAAACTGGCTCGCAAGCTCGCGACCAACCTCCGCTGCGCTGCGGTGGCCAGTTTCAGATGCCGCTTTTTCTTCAAATTATCGTTCGATGTTGTAATGGATTGTTTGTGGAATGTCATTCACAAATTGTCATGGTTGACAACAAGAAGCTCCGCCGTTTTTGCTTAACATGGAACAACCCGCCCTCGACAGCCGTCGAGCAACTGATCGAGTTCGCAACGAAGAAAAAGGCCGTATACGCTATTTTCGGACGGGAAACCGGGGAGAACGGGACCCCTCATATCCAAGGATATGTCCATTTGCAGACCGCTATGACTTTTACGGCCATCAAGTCTGCATTCCCCACGCTTCACTTGGAAAAAGCAAAAGGAACAGCGCAACAGAACAAACTCTACTGCTCAAAAGAAGAAAACTTCGAAGAGATGGGAAGATGCCCCCAAAATTCGGGCGACGCCACCAAGCAAGTTTGGAGGACGATCTTCGAATTGGCGTCCAACGGAGATTGGACTACACTCCAACAGGATCACCCACGTATTTGGGTGACCATGTCGGAAAAACTGAAATCACTCCGCGTACCCCGTACAACAGTGATTCAGGGAGATCTCCAGAATGAATGGTGGTATGGTGAAACTGGTACCGGCAAATCAAGACTCGCCTGGGAAAAATACGGATCCATTTGCTACCAAAAAATGCTGAACAAGTGGTGGGATGGGTATGACGACCAGCCAGTTGTCGTGATCGAAGAATGGTCGCCAAAGAATGAAGTGACTTCAAGTGCATTGAAGATTTGGGCGGATCGCTATCCTTTTACCGCCCAAATAAAAGGCGGTGTCTTGCAGAAAATAAGACCTCTTAAAATCATCGTGATCTCCAACTATCGCCTGAGCGATTGCTTTCCGGATACCCGAGACGCTGAGCCAATCTCACGTCGGTTCAAGCAATACAACTTTCCACAGGATGCGGGAAGAGTCGGGTTGATCTGCGATGACTTCATCAGTACACTGAGCCCAGCAGGTGAGCCTGAGGTTGATTCGACAAGCAGCGCATGCGAAACGATTCTAAACGAAGACGACGAGGACTCGCCACTGTTCGTGACCGACCCAGAGGCGTATAGTTTGGTTGGTGTCGGTGACATCGAGGCCCAAGCGTGGGTTGATTACGCCAATCAGCATGCCTTTTCGAGTTTGATGGAGTTGGAACAGCTGCCGTAATTGCTGTTCGTAACACGGGGTGTTCATCTACTACATGTTTGTATCGGTTCTTTCCGTCGGTAGATAATTCAATAATGACTCCTCCTTTGGTTACCGGTTTCGGTTAAATTACTATTAATTACATTCTTGTCATAGGACTCTGTTGTTCGTTACTTCACTACGCTCGTCTCACCAGGGACTCCGTCTGGTCCTATTCCGGTCATTCCATTATATTTAATTTCACGCAAGCCGCTACACCTGCATGCGTCCTCATTATTGATTTTTCTACCGAGGCAAGAAGCGAAGCAACCAAGTTACAAGATGAGCACCCCAGCGTTGACTCCCGAGCAAGAACGAGCGCGTCGCAACTCTCCTCTCAACGTGACAGGCAATGCCTTGATTCCGATCATCCAGCACTGGGCCACGATGGTCGACGAACAACGCCAAACCATCGACTTACTCCGTGTCGAGAACGACCACGTGATCGAGTACAACCGTCGCCTCGTTCGCAGAATCGATGCGCTATGCGGTCACTTGACCGATCTCAACCAGCAGCTCAACGAGGCTGCGGCTCAGAACGTCCAGATGGAGGTCACCGGCGAACAACTCGTCGACATCATCTGCCGCATCGTCCGTGAGAATCCAGTATTGCGTGAACAATACCGTGAAGAATTCTTCCTCGCGGTCGCTGGGTTTACCCCGGAGAACCCAATCGACCTCACGGCGATGGAGGAGATCGACGAAGAACTTTAAGTAGGAATTTTCTTACAAGAACACCCTTTATATTGGATAATAAAAGATATATGCCTCGCATAAACCTAAGCACTAAATATACACTTCTTCTCTGGCTTCTTCTGAACACTTCACAAGCTGTCTTTACCCATGACCAGCTGTCTACGCATTTTCCAGGCCTTTACTCCTCTATTAAAATCTTGAAACCTATCCGCGCTCTCGCGATCAGACATAGTGGGATGGTCAGAACCACCCAGCAGAGATTCCGCTGGGTTGATCCAACCACCCGCCCATTGATAACCGCCACGTTTGACTTCGGTCTCACTTGCTTCAATGTTGGGGCTAGGGTCCCAATACTCGGCTGTCCCAACAAGTTGAACACCTAATAACCGTCCATCTCTGATTAGGTAATTAGCTTTCCGAGTGAAGAGATCGCAGACAAAGCAGCGCCAGCCGTTGAAAGGGCAGGTATG